TACCTAATGCGACTGCGACAGATGGGACACAGCGTAACATAAGTGAGACACTTCTTGCTACAGTCGTCGCTAGCGCATGGGAAAATGGAGCCGATCCTAAGGTGATCGTATGCGGTAGCGCGGTAAAGCAAGCTATTTCCGGATTTAGCGGAAATGCTAGCAAGTACCTCGATTACGCGGGTCAAGGGATGAGCGAGAGAAGCATTATTGCCGGATTCTCAGTTTATGAATCTGACTTTGGACGCATGACGGTTCAGCCCAACAGATTCCAGAGAGGGCGAGACTGTTTCGTACTCGATCCGGAGCATATCCATGTGGCGACCCTTCAGCCATTAACACAAAAACCGCTAGCCAAAACGGGGCATGGTGCCAGGACTCTAATTTCTACAGAGTACGGATTTTATGCATACCATAAGGCTAATGGTATAGTAGCGGATTGTAATACTTAATGACTGTTAAGGTTACTATAACCACAGAAGCCCGGCCCTGGTTTAACGACCGGGCTTCTGAAATGGGTTCAGAGATCGAGGTCACATCAGCAGAGGCTGATCTGATTGTCGAAAGGGGCTGGGGAGAGATCACCGGCAAATCAAAAAAAAGAGCGCGGAATGATAAGGGGCATTACAAGGCTGATAACCCCGACACCGTCGAGAATGAAGCATTTGAGTAAGAATACGAAATGACCGTAAAAACTGACATGGTAGTTGAAGAGGGCAGGCTGATTGTAAACAGATCACAGGATGTTGAGCCTATTCTTCACCATATAAAGGAGCTGAGAGATTCCGATTTAAAAGATAGCCCGGAAATGGCGATGAGGTATGTCGGGGAAATTCCGATAGTCCTTGCGGAGCTTTGGGCTAGAGAATGCGGTGCGAGGTTAGGTTCAGCTGAACATATGGAGTACTGCTCAAAGAAACTTGCGGATCCGGATTATAAAAAATTACTCGTTAGGGGGTAATGATGGCGCTAAACAGTTATGCAAATCTCAAGACCTCGATAGCCGATTGGCTCAATAGGTCAGACCTGACTGCCATCATCCCTGATTTTATTACTCTAGCCGAGGCTCAATTAAACCGAGAATTGCGCCATTACAAGATGCAGAATAAGGCGACGGCCAATATCGAGACGCAATATTCTGCCAACCCGATAGACTGGCTTCAGTCCATCAGATTCCACCTCAACAATACCAACTCCACCCTCCTTAAACAGACCTCACCAGAAGAGATAGCTAAACTCAGAGATGGCAATAATAATGCTACTGGTGAGCCTCAATATTACACCATTGTCGGTGATTTGATTGAAGTGTGGCCCACACCTTCAGCCTCAGTGGAGGGAGAATTGCTCTACTATCAAAAGATTCCCGCCCTGTCTGACTCTAATACAACAAACTGGCTTTTAACGATGAGTCCTGACGCGTACCTGATGGGAGCCTTGCTACAATCAGCCCCATATTTAAATGATGATACTAGAATGGGTGTTTGGGGTGCGACATACCAGGGCATTATAAATTCCATAAACGGTGAATCGGATAACACTAGGCACTCTGCTAGCAATTTACAACTCAGAATAAGGAGCTATTAAATGTCGGAAGCACTTTCCAATGACATGGAGACCCACTTACTCAATTACACTTTCACTACAACAAGCGTCACCAGGCCGACAGCCTGGTACATCGCTCTCCATACGAGCGACCCGACCGATGCCGGTTCAAATGAAATTTCCGGTAATGGCTATGTACGGCAAAGCGTCACTTTTGCCGTGTCTGGGAATACGGCGACCACCAATAGCGTCGTTACGTTTCCGGCATGTACCGGGTCAACATGGGGTACCATAACTCATTGTTCAATTTGGACGGCACAAACCTCGGGAACGATGATCGGCCACAGTGGTTTGACGGCAAGCAAAACCATAGCCGTGGGTGACATAATGCAATGCGCCAGTGGATCAATCGTTTTTACGCTCACCTAGTAGGGACTTAGAATGGCACTAGTCTTTAAAGACAGGATTAAAGAAACGACAGCCACGACAGGGCAAGGGACGATCACCCTTGCAGGGGCAGTCGATGGCTTTAGAAGTTTCGCGGACATCGGCAATTCTAACACAACTTATTATGTCATTTATGACAACACTGCTTACAATTGGGAAGTGGGGATTGGGACTTATACTGCGTCTGGGACTACGCTTTCGAGAGATACGGTTTTACAAACGAGCGCAGGGAACACGACAAAGATAAATTTCGGGGTGGGTAGCAAGGAAGTTTTTGTATCCAGCCCTGCAGGAAAGCATGTTTATTTAGATGATTCAAATAATCTAAATGTCGGTGGAACGACATATTTAAACGCAATTCATAATCGATGGACAAAAACGGCTACATCTGGGCAGACGGTTTTTTCTGGAACGGATGCCTCT